ATGTGTACACAACCTATCTGGATAGCTAATCGTCGTTACATACGTAAAGATCGTGATATAAGTCTTCCTATGTCCGAACTTGCACAGCGTCCGTGGGATGTTGCTCGTTTCCGTCTTGCGGTTCCTTGTGGCCAGTGTGAAGAATGTCAGAAGGCTCTTCGCAATTCGTGGTATGTTAGGATTAGACAAGAACTTTCACGTTGTCGTGCAGATAACGAGGAATCTTGGTTTGTTACAATAACTATTGATCCGCGTTACTATAAAAGAGCTTTTGAAAATCCTACATGGTTTATGCGTAAATGGTTTGAGCGAATTCGTCACGTGACTGGCCGGACGATTAAACATGTTTTTTTTCAGGAGTTTGGTATGCACTCTCTTTCTGGTAGCGAGCCTCGTTTGCATTTTCATGGTTTTCTATTTGCTCCACGAATGTCCTATAATGAGTTTCGCTCTATTGTTTCAAAATTTGGTCATATCTGGCTTTGTCAAGCTACAGCTAAACGTGCTCGATATGCCGTAAAATACGTAGTTAAACACTTAAATACTTCCAATTATGATCTTCCCGATGTTTTGCGTATTACCTTGTCTGATCGCAAATATTCTCGCAAATATGTCAGTCCCGGTCTTGGTGATTATATCGCTAATCAGCCTCATCCTGATATTTCTAGTGGCACGTGGACTTTCGATGCTCGGATTTCTGATAGCGGGTATCAGTATAAAATCCCTCGCTATTATGATAAATATTTATCAGAAAGAGAAAAGATCCGGCGTGCGATTTTGTCTGCTTCCTCTTATGCAAGTTATCTCGGTGATTCTGTGGTTATCGGTTTTCTTCGGGACGTTGCTCAACGGCTCTCTGTCGATCCGTCATCCTTGGCCTTTGAAAAAGGTTACTTCTCGCAATACATTAACTACTTGAATAAATCCAAGGCGACCGCTATTAGAGGTGTACCCTGGATTAGTATGGAATTTTTAAAAGTTTTGGACGTTTGGCGTAGTGCTTTTGGCCTAGACGCCTCGCCCGATGTAATATTTAATAAATCATTAACTTATGGGTAAACAACCTTACATTTCGCATACCGTGAACGGTTATTCTCGGTATGATTTGCCTGAATCCAAGGCATTTACTTGTACGCCTGGTATCCTTTATCCTGTGCGTGTAGATTTCATTAATGCACGTGATCGTGTAAAGATTGCGCAAGGAATAGATGTTCGGAGTAATCCTCTTGCTGTTCCTACGTTCAATCCTTATACTGTTCGTTTGCATCGGTTTTGGGTTCCGCTTCAACTTTATCATCCAGAACTGCGAACAAACAGTTCGAATTTCGACATGAATGAACTTTCGCTTAATTATCTGCGAACTTTTACTCATTCGGGTGAATTTAATGGTGGTGAACCTGCATCTAATTCTTTGCTTAGTTGGCTGCGGATTGCTCGACCGAATCCATTGGTTAATCCAGCTCCAATTGCAGGTTTTACTGAGACTGTTTTAAATGGTACTGCCTGGACGAATGCGGATTCATATTTGGCTTATTGGGATATAGTTCGGAATTATTACAGTTATTCGCAATATTCGGTTTACTCTATAGCTTGGCCGGGTGATTATTATTATTCTGAGTCTAGTGGGTCATCACCACTTTTTTACTCGAATCCTCATGCCTACAACCAAGAGTCTAGTTATTTCAATCAGATGTTCTGTACCTTAGGTTTTCTTGACGCCTATTTTGAGACGCAATTTTATCCTGGTTCTAATTCATCAGACCTTAACGCTTATAATCGGTCGTCACTGTTTATAAACATAATAAAGAGTCAGCACGTTGATGAATCCTCACTCCTCCCGATTTATCCTCCTGATGTTACTATACCTGATACGCAAGGAGTTCCTTTGATAGGCGTTTCAAGTCAATATCCTACATCTCCTTTTGGTGGGAATGCGAGTGGCGATAAAGTTACTCTTTTGGACATTTTCTATTATGCTCATCCTATGGCTGTTTGTCCGGCGTCACCTGATCGTTTTTCAAGACTTTTGCCGTATTCGACTGAATCCAATAGCGTTTCTATGACTTCTATTAAAACGATTCCGCAATTGGCTATCGCCAGTCGTCTTCAGGAGTACATGGATCTTTTGGGTGCTGGAGGTTCGCGTTATAGTGACTGGTTAGAAACGTTCTTTGCTTCAAAGATTGAGCACGTTGATCGTCCGAAGCTTCTTTTTTCAGCTTCCCAGACAGTCAATTCTCAAGTTGTTATGGCGACTTCCGAGACAGGTCAATCAGGTAGTTCTATTCTTGGCCAACAAGGTGGTTCGATCGCTTTTAATACACAACTTGGCAGGTCGCAGTCTTATTATTTTAGAGAGCCCGGTTATCTGATTGATATGTTTAGTATCCGACCGGTCTATTATTGGCAAGGAATTCGTCCTGATTATTTGCGTTATCAAGGAGCTGATTATTTCAATCCTGTCTATAATGATATCGGTTATCAAGATGTCGGTTATACGCAGTTTAGGGAGCTTTATGATGGAGCTACGACAGGTACGCCTGATGTTGCTATTTTCCGTGAGCCTTGTTTTAATGAATTTCGTTCGAGTTACGATGAGGCGTTAGGTGATTTCGGTGTTAATAGTCGTTATGAACTTCTTAAAAAATGGATTCAAACTCGCCAGCTTATGCCTGTCTTGGATTCTACTGAAATCGGCAAGCCCTATATTTTTAACATGGTTCCAACGCTTTTTGTTGACATGACCACTGTTAATAGTCCTTTTGCTTCTAAAACTGAAGATAACTTTTTTGTTAATCTTAGTTATTCAGTTCAAAAGAAGAATCTCGTTAATAAAACATTTGCAACTCGTTTATCTGATCGTTAATTGTTATGAAAATTTATCCATTTGATCCGCCGTCTACTTTTATGTCACGCGGCACACGCATAAAGAGCGTTCTTTCTGGCGAAGGTGTTTTTGAGCTTTTACCTGGTGCACCTGATGTAGCTTTTGATCAGAAGAGTCAAAGTGCTCTTGACAAATTTGATCCTGATATTGATTTCGATCCGAATTCTTATTCTCGTATGGACAAGTTTGACGGTCTTGAAGTCGGTCAGGAGCTTGTTGATAGTGCCCTCGATAAACGGCCCGCGTCTTCTGTGTCGTCAGACACACCTGCCGAAGGCACCATTAACCAACAGTAACGCATGTGGATGTTGGTATAGGCCGGCCGTAAGGCTAGAGGCCGTACTAAACCTTTAAAACGGAAGGAATGGACATAGTCCTTTCCTTCCCCGTATAATACTAAAAATGATATGAAGAAAGCGGCCGAAGGCCCTTTACTTGACATTATATGATATGTGCGCGGCCCCTACTTCAAGGATGCTTGAATTGATGTAGGAAAAAAGGCAATGAATGCTTGAGTGGCGCGTACGCTTTCTATCGTTCTTTTAAATTTTAAGTCATGGATCAGAACATTAAAGATTCGATTGATAAAATAGTTGATCAATCAGCCAAAACAAAAGTTGGAAAACATCGCCTTATTCTCTGGATCGTGGTTGTCTTAGCCTTGGTTCTTTTAGGTTTCTTCTGTAGTTGTTCGTCTTCCCATAGAGTGATGCAATCGGCCTCTACATATAAAGTAGGTGACTCGGTTGTTACCACGATTATTTATCAACAGAGTGGTTCTTTAAAGAAATAATGTTATGTCTGCTTTTGGTACTGCCCTTGGTAATATGGGTTCTACATTTGGTACTGCTATCGCTAATTATGGTGGTTCAGGTATTGGTGGTGCGCTTTTTGGTGGTATTACTGCGAAGCGTCAGTGGAAGTATGCCCAGAAACAAATGGCCCTTCAGCAACAGTATGCTCTTGAGCAAATGCAAAAGAGTGCGGAATACCAGTTAACTCATGACAAGACAATGTTTGATTATGAGAATGCTTATAATGAACCATCTAAGGTTTTTGAGCGTTTTTCCCAGGCTGGTATAAATCCTGCTGCCGTTCTTGGTTCATCCGGTGCTTCGATTGGCGCGACTATTGGTACAGGCTCTGGTTCTGCCCCTTCAGCCTCTGGCCCGTCTGGCCCCGGTGGTAATTATGGTGGTACTCTCACTCCTGCTGGTAATGCTCTAGCCCTTTCTGAAGGTATGTTGATGGCTTCTCAAAGAAAAAAAGCTGATGCGGATGCACGTTTGGCTAATGCTGAAGCTGCTCGTACTGAAAATGAGACACAAGATTCTGATTATTATCGTAATCTTGCTGATCTTAACCGTCAATTACTTGAGCATAAAGTAACCGACCAGGCAGCTATTGCGGCTTACGATAAGGCTCTTGCGACCATAACTGAAGCGACTGCTGTGTATGCCGATTCCACAGCCACTTACCAGTATCATCAGGTTATCTCTGATTATGCAAAAACCGTCGAGGAATATATGCATTTGAAGGCTTTGAATAATGCACAGATTCCTATTATGGATCAGTTGGTGGCTGCTAATCTTTCACTCACCTTAGCACAGGCTTATGCTTCGAATGCTCGTGGTTCGCTCGATAGTGTTCTTGGTCGGCAGGCCAGTGTGGAACTTAAAGATCTTCAAAATTGGTTTTCGGTTAATTGGGAAACATCCATTGATGTCCCCGAAGTCGATGAGCGTGGTAAGCCGACTGGTAAAACGAAAAAGATGACCGGTAAGGAAATTCAGAGTTATTTACTTGGTCTTTCTACTGCTTCGGCTGGTCAAGACCTTCCTGCTAATTGGTTTAATATTCGTTCCCAGAAGAATCAATTTGGTTATTCGATGGTTAAGACCGTGCTTGCTGCTGCTGCTGCTGGTCTTGTTAGTCGCGGTAGGTCTGCTGGTGTTCCTGCTGATTTTGAGCAAACTACGTCTACTTCTGATCGTAATGGTGAGTTTGTTGGTGGAACAAGTGTTCGTCGTACTTATTTGCCTCGTCGATAATTTTTCTAAAAAAAAACGTAGAATATTTGTTTTTTGTAAAATAGTTTTTACTTTTGCCATACACAATTGTTCAACGTTAAAACCATTTTGCTATGAAAAAAAATCAGTTTAATGAAAGTCCTTTTGTCGATTTTCATGTCGTGATTCGTGTTATTCCTGAAACAAGTGCTTATTCGGTGACTATTGGTGAGATTCAGGATGGTCAGTTCATTCAGACATCTCGTCGGCCGGAATGTTGTGATTGTAGCTGGGAAGCGGTTAAGCCTAATCCTTTATCTCCCGGTCAAAGTTACACTCTCTCTACTGATCTTCATGATTTAATTTCGGAGCTTACGATTTACTCCAGTGATGTCATGCTGTATCCTAATATGTTGGTGTTTGTTATTAAAGATTACCCCTATCAAGATGAAAGCACGGAAAAAGAGAACAAAGAGTAACGGAAGTCGTCGCGTTGTTCGTCCCCTCCTGGGAAAAGTTCTTTAAAGATGGTTGACGACTGAGTGAGGGAGCTGGAGATGCGTTTTCTAGCTCCCATTTTATTTTCTGCGTTATGAAAAAAGTGATTAATTTTACTGTTAATTATCGGCCTGTGTCTTTGATTTATCATGATGATGAGCATGAAGGCCCGGGATATATAGTTGTCGCTAAGCGTTCCAAGAATTCATCTGTGATTTTTGGTCGTTTTAAGGATTTTGAGGATGCTAATAAGCATCGTATTAAGTACGCCAAGTATTATCCATTTGTAAAGTTTGACATTTATCCTACTATTTTTTGATATGTGTAC